AACTAGGTAGTGCTGACATCAAATACGTATTAAACTCAATAATATCTGCCGTAGATTTAGAAACTTTAGATGATGAAGATAGAGATGATGTCTTAGATAGATTTGAAGATGATGAAGCATCGTATGGTGATGATGAAGAAATGGACATGGATGTTGATATGGGTGACGAAGAGTTAGATATGGGTATGGAAGACGAAGATATGGGTATGGAAGACGAAGAAGAAATAGCTATGGAATCACTTAAAAAAAGAGTAGGTAGTCTTTTAGAGTCTTACATTACAGAAAAAAATGAAAAAAAGAAAACTAAGTCTATAGACCCTAAACAATATTTAAAATCTAGATTAAGTTCTATTATTAAAGAAAATACTTTAGTTAAAAAAGCTGTAACAGTAGAACAAGAGTTAACTATCAAAAAATTAGTTAAAAAATATAAAAATATTAATCTAAAAAAAAATAGTAAAAACGGAGATGTGATATTAGAGTCTCCTAACAAAAAAATAGTTGTAAAAAAGAACGGAAGTATCAGGTAGTATGAGACTTATATTCATAAATGAATTAGGGCCAAACTATAAAAATGAGAATATTTACGAATTTATATTTGGTACCGAAACAGAAGAATTGTGGGGCGATGATTGGGACTCTATACCAGCACACGGTAAACCAGGACCACCAGAATTAGAATATATTAAAAAAGTTGGTTTATTAAATAATACAAATATTAAATTAGACCTAGTACAGAACTCAGACTACTTTAGTATGGAACATGCTTTAGACAATGTTATAGCTTTAGGTTGGGAAACATATGAAGAAAGTTATGAAAATGGTGAAGAAGAAAGATTAGTTTTTCATTTTGGTGACGAGATAGAAAAAATTAAAGACAAATTATATTCAAGAGATATAATATTAAAATTTGATAAAAAATTCGAGAATGTTAAATAATAGAACAGAATTAATTAAACAATTTATAAATGAAGGGTTCACACACAGAACCCTATCTTTATTTTCAGACGGACAACTTAAAGAATTAAGTAAAAAGATATTTACCGAAGAAGTTACAGATACAGAAATTGATAACGCAAAAAAAAATTATTCGGACTTGTTAGCGACAAAAGCTGCGGAATTAGTGGACGAAGAAGACGAAATGGAATTAACACCAAACAATGAACCAGTAGTTAAAGTAAAAAAAGACGGTGAAAAAATGACACTTCTAGGTGATGGGGAAGTAACAGAAGGGGAACGGTACGTTGTAAATCAAGCAGCCGCAGACCAGTTAGAATCTAAAGAAGGTGATGAAGAGGAGTTGGAGGAAGAATTAAAACCTGCAAAAGCACAAAAAATGTTAGACGACGGTAAGGTACATGGTAACTCCCTTACAAAAAAACAAAAAAAATACTTTCACACAGTAGCTAATGAACAGAAAATGCTAGAAGAATGGATACTGGGGTTAGTTGAGTCTAAACAAACCGCCGAGATATCTAAAGGAAATTTTTTAAAGACAATAAAAGAAAACTTAAGTTTAACTGATGATACGGTAAAGAATTCACCATATACTATTGGTACCGAAGCTCAACAAGACTCATTTGCAAATGTTGTAGAAATAGCTAGAGAAATGGTACCACCGATGACTGTAAATGTGGATGGGTTTGATGATGACGGACATGTAAATGGCTATTTAAACGCTCCTGAAACAAATCAAATAATTGACTTGAATATTTGTCCTGCGGGTGATATAAAATTAGACGGTAACCCGGTAGGGAGTATGGAGTTAAGTGAAACTGAAAGAGATAATGATGGGGAATACATAGGTGTACCCACATCTACTACCGCACCAGTAAAACCAGCTCCAGTAAAACCTGTAACCAGACCAGGAGAAAAAACTAGAAGAGGACCTTTCGAAAAACCAAAAACTACACCAAAACCAAAAGCTAGAAAGAAAGGTAGTTTACCAGATTGGTTGAGTTCTACTAATTTAGGAAAATCTTTAACACAACATGGCTAAGAATAAATTAAATGAAGCACCACCAATAGATTATGGTGGTAGGAGTGAAAGAATGTCTCCAGACATCGAACAAAAATTACGTTCACAAGAACACCCTTTAGGTGGACACAAAGCTTTTCCAGATGTAGACGGAAACGGTATACCAGATAACTTCGAAGAGTTAATATCATCACAGAGATTTCAAGATGTGGTACAAAAAGTAAAAGACGCTACGGGTGTTGAGAATGTGGACCAACGAAGCTTAATGTCTTTACAACCAATGCTAATGCAAGCAGCCCAAAGGGTTATGGAAATTGAATCACAAAATAAGCAAGCTCTAGAAGAATTAGCTGTGGAGTTGGTTGTAGATGAAATGGGTATTCCGGACGGAGATTTACAATTTGACGCCAAGTTGGGTAAACCCAACATGGAAGGTATACAACAAAAACCACAGGAGAAAAAGAAAAAGAAAAAGAAAGAATTAGAATTTCCTAATTTCGAAATGGAGGATGAAGCAGCAAAAAGATTAGAAAAATTAGATTTAGAAAAACAAAAAAGAAGATTTATAAATTCACTAATACAAGGTTCAGCTAAAAAAGCTCACTATATGTACCATTTAATTCGTGAAAAATTAGATGAAATAAACCCAGATTTAGTTGGTTTATATTCTATAGTTATGTCAGTAAATGACTTATTGTATTGGGTAATGCCAGATATGGAAGGTATGATTTCTGGTGGTGGTGCAGAACAAGCAATGGCTGGGAAGGAAGAACTTGATTTAGGGACAGACCCACCCACAATTAAAGCAACAGGACTAATGTTCCCTATACTAGTCCATGAATTATATAAAGGGGTTATGGAATATGTTTCCGCACATGGATTACCTTCTGACCCTGATATGGCGGAAGATGTAATTGGTACGGAAGACACTTTACCAGCAGAGGTTTGGGACTTACGGTTAGGTCCGGTAATTTGGGAAAAGTTTCTAGAGGTATACCCAGATGACTTCTTTGATATTGGTGAACAGAAAAGAATTAAAAATTATTTTTATTTTAAATTCGTAAGTTTAGAAGCCCAAGAATTCCTATCTTTAGCAAAAGAAATACTATCTGGTAGTCAGACAGGTAAAGACCAAGTTAAAAAGATGATTGATGATATCGTCACACAACTAAAGGATGAGGATTATGAAGATGCTAGTGGTGAAACAAAATCAGTACCAGACATTCCGGGGTTTGAAGGAACTATGGACTCACTAGACGACATAACAATCAGACCGACAAACAAACCAACCCAAGAGTTAGATATGGACACCATTTTAGATAAGATAAATAAGCAAGGTATGGAATCTCTAACAAAATCAGAAAAAGACTTTTTGTATAACTTGTAAGAGGTTAATAATTTTCCACTATTTATAGTATATGGACCAACAAGAGTTAATACAAGAATATGCTAGGTGTTTACAAGACACTAACTACGCGATTGAGTCGTATTTAGAAACTTACGATAATACACAATCTAAGTATGTCCCATTTAATTTATTTCCTGAACAGAAAATGATGCTAAGTAATTTTGAAGAGCATAACGACAATATTACAAAGAAGTATCGTCAGGCCGGAGTATCAACAGCCACAGCAGCTTGGGTATCAAAAAAACTACAATTCGCTTCTAAAACTAGACCAGAAAAAATTCTTGTAATTGCTAACAAATTAGATACAGCTTCTGAATTCGCAAATAAAGTAAGGGGGTTTTTAAATCAATGGCCTGAATGGATTAATGTGGGATTCTCCAAAGAAAAAGACTCACAAAAACACTTTAAGTTAAAAAACGGATGTGAAGTTAAAGCTGTCGCAACTTCTGTAGATGCTCTAAGGGGTTATACCCCTACCACCCTAATATTTGATGAAGCGGCTTATATTGAAGCTGGGGATGATTTTTGGGCTGCGTGTATGGCTTCACTTTCTACCGGTGGTAAGGTAATAGTAATTTCTACACCAAACGGGTACGATAAGATTTATTATGAAATATATGAACAATCTATAAAAGGTTTAAATAGTTTTGTTATTTCTGAACTTCATTGGGAGAATGACCCTAGATTTACAAAAGATATTTATTGGGTTAAAACAAAAGATATTGTTCATTTTTTATTAAATAGAGAAGATTATGATGAAGATGAATTTATTCATGAAAGTGAATTAGATAAATTTGTTGATTTAAAACATAAAGGTTATAAACCATGTTCTGGTTGGTTTGAGTCCATGGTTAAAAAACTTAAGTACGATAGAAGAAGGGTCGCACAGGAATTAGAAAGTGCATTTTTAGGTTCTGGTGATAATGTAATATCATCTGAAATGATAGAAAAGATAAAGAATGAAGATGTTAGAGACCCTGAAGAAATGTTTGTTGGGAATCAAATGTGGATATGGGAAAAACCAATAGAAGGGCATAGATATATTTTAGGGTGTGATGTAAGTAGGGGTGATTCGGAAGATTTTACCTCTATAGTTATTATAGATTTTGACGAAAGATGCCAAGTAGCTGAGTACTTAGGAAAAATACCACCTGATTTAGCAGCCGATATAATATATAAATGGGGTGGTATGTATAAAGCGTATGTGGTGACCGACATAACTGGAGGTATGGGTGTCGCAACTTCTCGTAAGTTACAAGAATTAGGTTACAAGGATTTGTATGTTGAAGGCGTTAATACCGCGGATAAATGGAAATACAACCCTAACTCGGTAAGTAAAATTCCTGGTCTTGCATTTAACAATAAAAGGGTACAGATAATATCGGCATTTGAGGAGGCTTTAAGACATAAATTTATAGTAAGGTCTAAGAGATTGTTAAATGAAATGAGTACTTTTGTTTATATAAATGGGAGACCTGACCATATGAAAGGTAAACATGACGATTTAATTATGGCCCTATCAATGGCTCTATATGTTGGGGAGCATTCTTTTTCGGACCTTAGTAAAGCTGATAACCTAACTAAAGCTATGTTAGATAGTTGGACAACAAGTGATAGTGCTACCTCTTCTGAACCACCACATAGAAGACCACAAGATACACAAGATATATTTGGTATCCCTGGAAACCAAAATAACGATATAAAACAACAATATAAAGATAATGCATGGCTATTTGGGAAATACCGATAGCAAATAATTTACTATTTATATTATAATGTATAATATTATAACACTATGGCAAATCAGAAATTAACAGTATATCAAAGACTAGGAAAACTATTCGGTCCCGCTGGACCTACGGCCCCCAAACCAAGCTACCAAAAGTTTACAGTTGGGCCAGAACAAATATTAAAGACAGACTCCAAAAAAGAATTTGAAGAACAAAAGTTGCAAATGCAACAATCATTATACCTATCCAATCAATGGCAAAAGATAGATAATGAACTATACACCAAATCAATATATTACGAACCAACTAGACTGGCTTCTTATTATGATTATGAATCTATGGAGTTTACACCCGAAATCTCCGCGGCGTTAGATATCTACGCTGAAGAATGTACTACACCATCGGAGAAGGGATATACATTATCCATATACTCTGAATCCTCAAGAATAAAATCTATACTAGGAGACCTATTTAATAATATATTGGACGCCAGTACAAACCTACCAATGTGGATTCGGAATACTTGTAAATACGGAGACAATTTTGTGTACTTAAAAATAGACCCAGAAAAAGGTATTATAGGGTGTAATCAATTACCAAATATAGAAATAGAAAGGTCAGAAGGGCATTCATATTTAAACCAGATGAATGCGTCAGACAACGGTAAAGAACATAAGGTAGAGTATAAATGGAGAGAAAAGGAATTAATTTTTAATTCATGGGAGGTAGCACATTTTAGACTTTTAGGTGATGATAGAAGACTACCATATGGAACATCTATGCTTGAAAAATGTAGAAGAATATGGAAACAACTATTATTAGCTGAAGATGCAATGTTAGTTTATAGAACATCTAGAGCACCGGAAAGAAGAGTTTTTAAAGTGTTTGTTGGTAATATGGATGACAAGGATGTTGAGTCTTACATACAAAAAGTAGCTAATAAATTTAAGAGGGACCCAGTGGTAGATTCTAAAAACGGTAATGTAGACTTAAGAATGAATCAAATGGCTGTTGACCAAGATTATTTTATACCAGTTAGAGACCAGGCGGCACCTAGTCCTATAGAGACTTTACCTGGAGCAACTAATTTAAGTGAAATAGCAGATATAGAATATATCCAGAAAAAACTTTTAGCTTCTTTGAGAATTCCTAAAGCGTTTCTAGGTTTTGAGGAGGTTGTTGGGGAAGGGAAAAATCTAGCACTACTAGACATTAGGTTTGCTAGGACAATCAATAGAATACAAAAAGCCATAATTCAAGAACTAAATAAAATAGCGATTATTCACTTATATGTTTTAGGGTTTGAGGATGAACTGGAGAATTTTTCTTTAGGTCTAACAAATCCGTCAACCCAAGCAGAACTACTAAAACTAGAACAATGGCAAACTAAAATTACTTTATATAAAGATGCTGTTGGAGACCCAGGAAATGGTATAGCTCCAGTATCATCTACATGGGCAAAGAAATTTATTTTAGGTATGAGTGATGAAGAAATTAAACTAGACTTACAACAACAAAGATTTGAGAAAGCCTTATCTGGTGAGTTAGAAGGTACGAAAGAGGTAATTAAAAAAACAGGGTTATTTAATACTGTAGATAAATTATACGGAGAACCACCAACTAAAGAAGGGACAGATACGTCAGCATCAGAAGAACCAGGATTAGATAGTGGTAGTGAGGATACGGCTGATTTTGATATGGGTGGTCCAGAAACAGAAGCTCCAGGAGCTGGTGAAGAAGTTACAGAACCAGTTGCTGCGGCTGAAGGGTTTAGAGTAGAAAAAAACATACCTCTATTAATGGAACATAAAGGGTTATCGTTAGAAGGACTAGACAAAGCTTTAAATAAGACTAATAAGAGTATTAAGAATATAAATAAAGAAGTAGAGTCGTTATTAGAAGATTAACTATATTTATTAATAAAATACCATTATGAACTCATTCGCAAAATATAAAAACAGTATAGATAGTATATTAGAAAATTCATTTAAAGATTCAGACAAATTTAAGAAAAATTTATCGGTAATTATGGGAGCTATGAAATACTCCAAAGTACTAAGAGAATTTTTTACATTATATAATGAAGTGGACTTAAAAAAATTTAAAGATGCGACTGAATCCGAAAATTATATAAACGAATGTATAAGTTACCTTAAAAACAACAAGTCTAAATTAAATAAAGTAACCAAAATACTAGACAAGATAATAATAGATAGAAAAGGGTTGGTTGACGATAGAACAAACAAAGTGTATGAAAATATTGATAAGGTGGTTTTTAATAATAATATAGTAGATTTAGAAAATTTAAATTCTTACAAAAAGTATTTGACGGAACACACACTTAATGAAAAAACCTACACAGGGGAAATAAAAAACCCAAAAATACTCTCACACGTACTATCTAAAAATTATAGTAAAGAATATACTGAAACATTAACTGAATCACAACAAAACATATTAAAAAATACACTATTAATGTCGGAAGACACCTTATCTAATGAATTTACTAACATTAAAGGTATAGCTTTAAATAAAGTTAATGAATTATTAAAGGAATCAGAAGAAGACAACCTTTCCGCTAAATTAGTACAGACAAAGAATCAAATAACCGCATTAGAAGTTAGTAAAAAATCCTATATTAGGGTTAGAGAGCTCCTAGAGGACTTGAACTAATTCTTCATATTAATTATATTTTATTATAAAAATTATAATGAATATGGTAAAACACGGCAGAGAAATAACACTAAAAATTTCTGATTTATTTAGAACATCTTATGGTACTGTAGACATATCTTCACTAAAATCCATATTTTTAACTTTATCCACCTGGGTAGAACCAATAGAAGATATGGACGACTGGTATAGAATTATTAAATCGTTTAAAAATAAGATAAAAAAGACAATTAATTGTGAATTAGAATTAACACCATTTAAAAATATCATTATAGTTGATTTGGATTTAAGGGCAAGCGGAGTAAAGAAAGGTAAAAGAAGTTTTATGAAGTGTGAAATAACTTTTTTTCTAGACGGAATAAAAGGACCCGATATAAAATCAAAGGAAATAGTACACCCAATCAATAAAATCACCAACAAAATTATCACAAACTCATTTCTAAAATCTAATACATTTATTTTTCACAAATCTAAAAAATAATATTATATAACTTACTAAGGTTTTTTCACCCCACAACAATATTTATTAAGAAAGAACATTATGAGAGTATTAGAAGCTAGAGAAATAGGTCATGGAATATTAGTAGAGAATGACGGATATATCTCACCTGATGAAAATAAAAGAATTATAAAAGAAATATCCGAAGGTATATCTGGGGATGAGATATATATGAACGCCATCCTACAGAAATACGACACCCCAAACAGGAACGGTAGGATTTATCCCGAAAGAATACTAAGAAGAGAAAACGAAAAATACCAAGAAATAATTAAAAAAGGAGGGTCAATTTCAGAACTTAACCATCCAGAATCCTCATTAATAGATTTAGATAGAGCTTCTCACATTATCACAGAAACTTGGTGGGAAGGGAACAGACTAGTTGGGAAATTAAAATTATTAACATCTACAGGGTACATAAAAGATGGTATTATATCTTGTGTTGGTGATATGGCCGCTAATCTATTAAGACAAGGTGTTACATTAGGAATATCCTCTAGGGGTGTTGGGTCGTTGAAAAAGAATGGTGAGTATAATGAAGTAGAGGACGACTTCGAATTAATCTGTTTTGATTTGGTGTCATCACCATCAACTCCGGGGTCTTACTTATTCAAAGAAAATGAAAGTGCTGATTCTGTAGATGAAACATCAGAAGTTGTAGAATCCTCTAAACCTAACACTTTAAATAAATCTTTAACTATGATGTCTAAACTAGATAATTTCCTAAATAGATAATTTCCTAACCAAAAACCAATCAATAGGGTTTTTTTACAATAGTAATGTATTTATAATAAACTACATTACACAAAGTGTGGTTTATTAATAAACATTTAAAAAAATAAAACGTGAGTAAATCAATTTTAGAAAAAGCGTTGCTCGAGGCTGAACAGTTGGAAGAGACTATGAAGTCTAATGCAAAAGAAATACTTTCTTCGACAATGAAGGAAGAAATTCATGAATTAGTAAAAGAATCGTTAAACGAAGACGATTACCTTAAGGAGCAAGACGAAGAAGAAGAAGTTGATGTTTTAGATATTGAAGATGATATATTAGGTGATGAACCTGTTATGGATTTAGATATGGATAATGACATTGAACTTAGTATTGAGGACGAGACTGAAGACGACGAACTGTCTTTGGAGCTGCCACCTCTAGATTTAACATTAGCATCCGATGTAGAAGTATTAAAAGTATTTAAAGCAATGGGAGACGAAGACGGAATTATCATCCAACAAGATGATGACGAAATTGAGTTAACCGACACTACTACTGATACGGAATACATCATTAAATTAGAAGAAAGTAAAAAAACAAAAACAATGAAAAAATCGATTAAAGAAAACGAATACATTGATGAAATGGATAACATGGACGAAATGGACGAACTTGAAGTAGTTGATGAAGAAGTTGTTTATGAAATTGAACTTTCTGATGATGAGATGACTGAAGACCATCAAGATTTAAGTGACCGAAGACACGAAAGAGAAGGTGAAAGAACACATGATGGTGAAACACCAGATGGTTTAACACCTGAAGGGTTAGAGGAAACACAAGGCTATGATGACAGAGAAGACGAGTCAATTGGTGAGGATGAGTATGTTAGAAATGAGGGTAGTAAGAAAGGTAAGCACAAAAGAACTAAGGGTGATGAAATGGAAGGTGAAGTTAGGGAAGCTTCTAGAACTTTAGCGTTCGGAAGAAAATCCAACGGTAAGCACCAACCTTCTGGTAGTAGAAAAGCTATTACTAATAATCGTAACCTTGGTGAAAGTCGTATAAGAAAGTCCTACAATCTTCTTAAAGAAGAGGTAGATAGTTTAAAAGTTAAAAATTCTGACTACAGAAAAGCTTTAGTAACTTTTAAAGATAAACTGAATGAAGTAAGTGTGTTTAATTCAAATTTAGCTTACGTAACACGATTATTTACTGAACATTCAACTACCAAGCAGGAAAAAATCAACATTTTGAAGAGATTTGATAATATCGAATCATTAAAATCTTCCAAAGGGTTGTATAAGGTAATCAAAGAAGAACTTTCTCAGAATGTAACTAAACCTACAAAAACAATTTCTGAGTCAGTGGAAAGTAAAATTACTAAATCACCTACTAGTGGTGGGGGTAAACTATTGGAATCAAAAGTTTATGAAAATCCACAATTTAGTAGAATGAAAGACTTAATGTCTAAACTATAAAAATAAACGCTTAAAATAAAAAATTAAAAAAACTATGGGAGCACTATTAGATTCAGGTATGGTCGGTAACATCGGGTTAAAACACCTTAAAGTTATCAAAGAAGATACCTTAAACAAATGGAACAATCTTGGTTTTCTTGACGGTCTTAAAGGACACGTTAAAGAAAATATAGCTCAGCTATATGAAAATCAAGCAACAAGCCTAATCAACGAAGCTACATCAGCTTCTGATTCAGGTTCATTCGAAACAGTTGTTTTCCCAATAATTAGAAGAGTATTCTCGAAATTATTGGCAAACGATATCGTTTCTGTACAAGCTATGAATTTACCAATTGGTAAGTTATTTTACTTTGTACCTAAAATCGCAGCATATGCTAGTGGTGGTAATCACTACGCACCTTATGGAGCACCGGGAGGAACACCAGGAACTGGTACAAATCCTGGAACACCGGGAGCACCTTATTCTGCAGTTACTACAAGTCTTTATGACGAATATTATGAAGGACAAGCACCATTAGGACCAACTGATGGTCTTTATGACTACTCAAAAGGAAGTTATACTACAACTACTGGTACTGTACAAACTGCATCTTGGACTGGAAATGTTTTAGCAGCTGATTCTTTAATCTTCCCACATTCTGGGTGTGTTAGAACAGCAATTCTAGTATTGAGTGGATTTTCTTCTACTGGGGTTGGTCAATTAACAGGTCCTGATGGAAAC